ATCGACTTCTTTGAATGCAGCCAGTGAAGCTGTCCCAATGGCAACGATAGGAACTGTTACACCTTTTGTGATACCTTCACCAGCATCGCTGATCTTTCCGCCAACTTCCTGCATCTTTGAACCAGCCTGTTTCAGTGTTGCGGCAATACTAGAATCTGTGATCTTACATTCCTTCTCCAGGTTCTTCAGTTCCTGTTCCGTAGCAACGATCTCACGCTGCCATGCATCATACTGTTGCTGGGTGACTGATCCGTTCTTCAGACCTGCATCCATCTGATCCTGTACCGATTTCAGATCATTCAGCTTTTTCTTTGTCTCATCTACAGACTGACCAAGTAACTTGAATTTCTGTTCGATCAGAGTTGAGTTAGTTGGATCAAGCTTCAGCAGTTTATTAACATCCTTAAGCTGTGACTGAGTATTCTTTATTTCCTGATTAACTCCGGCTAATGCTTTTGAAAGGCCAGTGGTATCGCCACCGATCTCTACTGTTATTCCTTTAATTCGATCTGCCACGATGACCGCCTCCTTTCTGAGTACGAAAAAAGCACCTTCACATCTCTGTGAAAGTGCCTGATAATAGACATTCAGTTTTTACAACAGCTTGCTAAATCAAAACTCCGATTAATGTTTAAAACAGTGTACGAATTTTTAAATACTTATACTTTTATCGAATAGTGTAAATAGAGAGTAACACGACTTACATTATTAACATCAATTGGTGATATTCCAACAAATTTATTGAACACATCTATTCTTTTTTCAAACGCTTGTGTATGACCTGACATAGTCCCGCAAACTATGGCATAAAAGCTGACATTGACTCCATTTTTATCAGCATCTTTTTTTATATCATCAATACGCTTTTGACCAAATGGCGTCCAATATACCATCATTTTACCAATTGGGTTCAGAAGGTTCTTTTGAGTTTTACATGAAAAAAGGGAATCAGATATAAAGCTCCATCTATAATCAATTCCACTATCAGAGAAATCAACCATATCGAAACTACCATATTGATTTTGTATCTTGTTGAGTCCAAGAAATCTATCTTTTGCTGCTTCGCCTAAGAATTGTGATAAATCCATGCCGCGTCCTAGCCCAGATCTTGGAGACACTCCAAGATATATATCATCTTCAATTACGCCGTTTTTTGCCTTTTCAGCCAAATGCTTACTTTTGATGTCATTGAGAACCATGGTTTTCATGGTAAAGCGGTGTTCAAAATTTTCTTTGCATGCTTTTTCTACCATGTCATCAATAAAAGCTGGATCCAAATATTTATCCCTTTTTGACTTTATATCATTACTCTTTTGAATCTCGTTTTTCAGTTCATCTTTAAAGCTCACAATGATCCCCCCTTTTATTATTTCTAATTATATTGCAAAATTCTTTGATATCTATGCAATAATATTAAGATCCCATATTACTTCGGAATTTTATTGCGTAGATCGTTGTACCACAATAATAGTTAGAACCGATCCATCATATCCTGCGTAGCTACCTCAGAATAGTCGTAGCTGTCATTCCCCATCTCCGTGTACATATCATTAACGGTTCCAATGGTCAAAAGGTCAAGATCACGAATCGACAGACCGAGTTGAACACACCGTAACAAGAACAGCGGTGTTGTCATTTCTCGATCTGTTTTATGAAGTTTTTTTTAGACTCGACCTGCTGCTCAACATTTAAGCCCCAAAGAGATATGATCTGTGGCAGGACTTCATAGATCGAGAAGGTATTGAACTGATCCAGCCATTCATCAGGTGTCTTTGCCACGTTCACTGGATCTGCATGTTTTGCCATAAGCCAAGCAATGTTCTCAAAGAGTTCCAAGCTGAAGGAATCCAGATCACCATCTTCCTTTTCACTCTTATCAATACTCTTTTTAAGCACTGATAGATCTTTATAGATATCCCGGTGAAATTGATTTCTGTATAATCTTGGGATTGCTGCTGAAGCCCGAAACGTCACTGGAATTCCATCAATCTCAATTGTTTTCGTTACTGCCATTTCTTCATCCTCCTAAAAAAGATGCAAGCAGAGAATTACTTCCCTGCCTGCATATCATTTATGCTCCGGCTGTTGTATCACCGGTAGTAGTTGTTGTTGCTGTTGGAGCCTTTGGTTCATATACAGCCTTATACCAATCGTTATAGATTGCTTCGGATGTATTTGTACCTGTCTTGACCTTAACGACGCCACTTGGAAGTGGAGACACTGTAAGAGACAGCTTTTCCGTCTTTACGGATGTTTTATCCTCGGTGGTATCACCTTCCATAGATGGTCTAGTTGCACTGCAGTAATACAGGCAATGCCTGATCTTTCTCTGATCGCCTGTGAACTCAAAGAGCAGTGCAAAATGCGCCGGCTCCACATCTTTGTTTTCAACCAGGACACCATTGGCATCTTCGATTTCTTTCAGGATATCCTTCAAGAACTCTTCCGGCACAAGGGCAAGTTCAAGATCGCCAGAGTAACCATTGTTATTACTAATCATGTAGTATACGGAATCATCCGCATAAAATGGATCATTCTCGCCTTCTGCATCCAGTGCCAGACTGACAGAGCCCGGCAGACTTTTCGGTGTGCCATAGGTGATGGTTCCGTCTTCGGCAATTGTCGTAGTTGCATAGTGACAATTCTTCAGACCAAACTTCACCTTATTCTTTGTATTAGTCATTTCTATGACCTCCTTCTATATTTCTGTTTGATAAAGCACTTCATACATCTTTTCGGATTCAATCCATGTTTCTGTCTTTTCATAAGCAACCTCATGAGCTGCTAGGACATCCTCGATCTGAGTTTCGATTTCCGGGTCCTTCTTATCGGTGTAGAGTTCAATGTTTAGCTCATTCACTTTGTAGTAGACCTGGTTATCTGCAAACATGTTGTCAGTGCCTGGAAAGAGAAAAACTAAAAAAGGAGGATCAGGCGATTCTCCTTCCGCAAAATGGTCATATGCAAATGGAAGATTGTATTCCGTCAGCATTGCCATCACATCTTCATATGTCATTTCAGCTTCTCCTCGATTGCATTGATAAGATCTTGCTCTCCTTTTTCAGCGGCTGGTTCTATGTGTGGCTTGCCTGCTACTCTGCCTCCACCGCGTTTTGCATGACCGTATTCCAATAAATGTGCCAGCTGATAACGGTTGCTAGAATGGATGACAACATCTAGGCTGTTTGCCTTTTCACGGATCTTCTTGATCCTCCAGCTCTTTTTGTAGCGACCAGTACGAACAGGTGCAGCTTCTTCAATATTTTTCTTTACTGATTCAGCAGTCTGCTTGACTGCTTCCTTCATATCATCCGTTGCAAGATTGGCATACTTTTTTAGATTGGCCATGATTGCGTCTGACAAATCATCGATATCTGTATTCTTACCGCTCATGATCAGGCTGCCTCCGGCAGTTGAATTTGATAGCATGCTTCTTATAGTTCAGATGATCAATGCTCTCAATGTTATAGACAATGCCATCCAGAACGACACGATAGCCATCAGTCTTGACAGAAGATGTGCCCTTGCACCAACGGGTCGTGATGCTGCAGGTATCCTTGGAAAAGACAATTCCGGCATCTGACTCTTCTGTTCCAGATTCACCGCCGACTGTCACATGATGGGTAAATGAATCTACCCAGCCATTGGTGTGATTGCCATAGGCATCAACAATGACCGTAAGCTTCTGGAACGTGACTTTCTTGTTCAATGCTGCAATATCCATCAGAATCCGACCTCCCGGCTGCCAAACAACAAGTAACGCAGAGTAAGTGTGAGCTCATGGAAATCTGCTTCTTCACGATGCTCGTATTGATAGGAGACTGCATAGAGCACTGCAATCTTTCCATTGGCACAACTTTCCAGTATGTCTTTAGAATCCGTCCTCAATACATCCATGCATAATTTCTCCGAGTTGGTGATCAAAGTGGTGATGAGAGTGTCATCATCACTGAAGTCGACTCGGAGATAGTTCTTCATTTCATCCAATGTGACGATCACTCTCATTACCTCCTGCAGCCATTAAGCTGCTTTCACGTTCAGAATCTGTACTGCTTCAGGGAGAATCAGTTTGCCATCAACACGTTCTTTGGCAACGTAACCAATCATGCCATTGCCGGCAAAGAGTTCTCTGAGTTCCTGGAAGGAACGAGTGCCACGGTCGCCAATGTTGTAGTAGCTGAAGTCACCAAATGCGATAGCAGGCTTACCCACTTCCAATGCAGGTGCATATGCAGAAGTGTGGATGGAATAGCCAAGTAACTTATCTGGTTCGCCAGCAAGATAAGATGGCTGCCAAAGGTATGCACCGTTGTTGTCCTTTAACTTGCGAACAGTAGCGAGGGTATGGTCATTCAAAATAAAAGACGCGTTCTTTCTATAAGCGCGTCCTAATGCATAGATCAGATCCATGATGTTATCTCCAGTCACTTTGACAGTGTCAGCAGTGACAGATACCTTGCCACCATTTGTGCCATCGAAGATACCTGTAGGTTTCCCAGTGCCATCACCATTTAAGAATGCATCTTCTTCTGCATTTCCCAGAGCCTTGCCAAACTGAGCGGTTAAGTAAGACTCAAGGTTAAATGCATTATCGTAGAGCAGTTCTTCTGTAATTTTGACGGCAACATGAAGCTTATGAGCATCCAAAATCTTTTGGTCAAATTTAGAATCGCCAAAAGTGAGTGCCTGTCCTTCCTCAATCCATGCTGCTGCGGGTTTTGTGCCGGCAATATTAATCTTATGATCGCCAGAAGTTGTAATGGTAGTAGCGAGTGTTCTGAAGATGTTTTCATCTTCCAGAGCCTGAATTAAGCGGGAGTCCCATTCCTCAGGAACTAAGAAACCACCATCGGCATCTACCTGTTCCTGCAATACGTTCGTGACAACTTTGCACTTGGAACGGATATAGTTCATAACATCTTTATGGTACTGTGCAGATGCGCGACCAGTCTTTTCTTCAGGTGTGTTGCTGGTGGATCTTGGGCTTGTCATCAGTGGGGAGTTAACAGGCTTAGATAATTCCTTGTCCAGTTCCTCCATTTTTTGCATACGATTGATTTCTTTTGTCAGGTCTGTGATGTCCTTTTCCATCTGATCGTATGTTGCATCGTCTGAAGGTTCGAGTGTTCC